GTTTGTCTAAAATTTACAGGTTTAGTTTTCAGTTCCATAATAGAACCACCATCAATTAAATTATTAAGTACATCGTATGATGGTCCGCTTTCATAATCTATCCTGCCAAGTATATCTAAGATCAAACCTTTAGGTGTGTCATACACATATCGTTCCGCCATAAGTTCTTGGTCGCCAAAAATTTCTTTGACTGCTTTTACAATTTGATTTGCAGTTGGTTCAATGTACTGCTTCATTTCTTTTCTACATAATGCATCTCGTTCATCTCTTGGTTCTATTTGATCTATGATTTCAATCTCTCTTAGTATATTATCTTTCAGTTTTTTTGATGATGGCGTTATCTTTTTACCTGCATCAAAAATATATTTACAAAGATGTCTTTGTACTGGATTGTTACACGCATTACCAAAATGTGCTTTATACCCTGATAGCTGCAATCTTCTTTGTTCTTGTGTGAACATAAGATAATTAATAAAAAATTTTGGTAAAGGAATTGCAAGGGATGATGGAGATAAATGGTCATAACCTTTACCACCATTCATGGCTTGTCGTATTTTGTTTGCTAATGCTTCATTCATAGTTGTTTCCCACAGTGTATAATTGAATTAAGACTTGAAGTCAATCTCTTTTTTTGATATATCTCAATAAATTATACACAACCAAAGGAATAAAAATGACACTTGAAGAATACAGAAATCATATTGATAAATCGTACTACAGATTTGGTGCGGAAGATCTAGGTATGAGAACCATCAACCCAGGTTGTATGACCCAACGATGGTGCTTGACGGGAGATCCTAAATACTGGACTTTGCCTAATGAAGATATGCTGATTAAGATACAGGATGAAGTGACAGGTGGAAAAGTCACTATTGAGGAAATGGTGAGAGAGTTAGCCAGAAAGAAAAAAGAAGTTAAAAAAAAGAAAGGTAAAAATGTTTAATGAAAGATTTAATCCGACACCTGTTATCATTGAATGGTTTGACATCAACGCTTCGGATGGGGGTTGGCACAGCGAAGAAGATATTAAAAAACATCAAACTGCAAAGTGTACTGACTTGTGTTTTATCTATAGCCAGAATGATGAGCGTGTTATTACTTTCTCTTCTTATAACCTGCACGATGATGGTTCAGTGGAGTATGGATTTATTACAGCGATACCTACAGGTTGCATACGAAAGATTACAAAACTATGAGCGAAGATAGAGGCGAACACGATTTAACTAGACAGATTGATGATCTGAGTATCAGACTAGAACAATATAATAAAACATTAGAGATTATGAATGAAGAGAATGCTAACTTAAAAGTTATCATATCACAATTACAAGAAGAAAAATTAGAATTGCAAAAACAACTACATGATACCCAGCATCAACTGAACATATTGGAGTATCAAAACAAATAGAAAGGAAACTTATGGCTAGAGAAGTAAAATTTTTTAGTAGAGATTTATATAGTTTGCGTCATAGAGATCACGATGGAATTGCCAGTTGTGATATTGATAGTGTGGAAATTTGCAAGAATTATCCATGCTATTCCCCACTTGCTATCATAGAAACAGTTTATGATACTGGTTACAATTATAACAAGATGACCTATGTTGTAGAGAACATAGCAAATGGCTTAAATATACCCGCTTTTTTAGTGTTTTATCAAAAAGGGTTAGGCAGTAGCCTATTTTACAAGATCAGGCAAATAGCACCCTTTAAAAGCCGTTTAAGGACTGTTTCTGAGTACGTTTGGGTATCTTATTTGCGTAAGCTACAAAGACAGCATCAACCTTACTGTAAACATGGCAAAAGGTAGTCAAGATTGTGGCAAATAGATCGTTCTTACTTATTCATTACAAGCTGTATCACCACCTTGATAGATTAAAGAAAGGTCAGGCAAAGGCACAATGCTTGGCGGTCTATCTATCCTTGATGAAATATGCGTGGAAGTCTAAGGGTTATGTGTGTGCGGTCAGGTACTCTACCATTGAGAAAGATACCCTGTTATCTAAAATGACTGTCAGACGCTCCATTATCCACCTTGCCAAGCTGAATATTATTGAAGTAAAACGCTTATCTTCCGCTAATAAATATAAGATTAACCCTATATTTTTGGTATCAGAGAAGTCTACGAGAGAACACACTAAAGTATATGAGAGAACATTCACAGGTATAGGAGAGAACACTATTAATAAAAACATTAATACATTAGATACAATAGATCAAATTATACAAAAAGGTTCTGATACTTTTGATATAATAGATACTTTGAGTACACTCCCCCTTGCTAAGTTACAAGATGGTTTAAAGAACAATCCTTATTACGTGAAGAAAGCTATCGCTTTGAAAAAAGAAAATGAAAAACCCAAAGTGGAATTGAATACGGGTGCGGTGTTGAAGAAACTAGCCAAGGAAAAGAACCCCCAATATCATATGAAGAAACAATATAATATTCGTAACAACATCAAGCCATGGGAAAAATAAATGGTCGGTAGACCCATGCAAAAAATCTATTGTCAAGGTAAGTCTAGGCAAACGGGTAAACCTTGTAGATGTAAAGGGTATAGAACAGCGACTGGATTGTACCTTTGCAAGTATCATGGTGGACAAAATAGATTTGCATTTAACAAACATAACTATTCTGATATAGCCAGAATTAATAAACTTAAAGGTTTAAAACAATTTAAAAAGTTTACTGATGATGAACTCAAAAAATATTACCAAGAAAAAGTCAAACCAAGAATTGATAACAACCAACCAAGCAGATACTATTTGCGAGAAACTAACAGACGGACTGACTTTAGTAGAGATTTTAGAGGACAAGCAGTATCCGTTCAGCTTGATGAAGTTTTACGCATACTTAAAAAAAAACCCAGAACTAGAAGAAAGAATAACTGAAGCTAGAAAACATGGTGTTCAGACTTTGGTTGATAAGATGCTCCGAATATATGATAGTGATAAAGTACCAGATCAATCGCTTATTTTATTTTTAAGAGACAAGCAATCATTCCTAAAATGGATTGCTGGTAAGATTACAGATATTTATTCAGATAATAAGGTACAGAATATTAAACAAGATACATCACTCAATATCTCATGGTCGGATGGTAGTCAGATCAAAGAGATTGAAGGGATTGTTGATGAGATAGAACAACAACCCCCCAAAGATTAATTATTGTTAAGTGAATTGATACCAAGATTAAAAACCATTTCTTGATATAGTTCATATACTTCTTTGTGTGCTTTTTTTCCGTCTTTTATATCAAGAATATCTTGTAATCTTTCAGTGATATAAAACATACATACTCTATTATCTTGTTGTTTTTTTTTCATTAAGCTACCTCACTATCCATTTCGTTTTCAAATTCAAATACACAATCACCGCAAAGATAACCTTCGTATTCTTCATTTTCAGCAGGTATTCTATTTACAAATCTACCACTACCAAAGACACTATCTTTTAAACAAGATACACATTTTTCACCTATATTGATTGTCATTACGCTACCTCTTTCTGTTGTTTTATTTCTTCAGAACCTACATAAACATAATCTTGTAATCTTTCTTTACAATGAACCATGCCTTGTAGTTCAGCATCATATTCGCTGTCCGCTTCTATGATCTCTTCATAACCAAGTTCTTCACAGTACACTTTATATTTTTTCATAATTATATTTTCTCCATTTTCTCTTCTATTTCAGAGCAATCAATAACTTCCATATCTCCATGATTACCAACTGACCAATCACTAAATCCATATTCACAAGCCATATCCATAGCTTTATCTCTAGCTTCTTCTTCACTGTTAGCTTCAATGTTGGTTTCCCAAGTAGCTTCTTCGCACATTGTTACTCTATATGTTTTCATTGTTTTACTTTCCTTTCTGTTGTTTATTAAAGCATATCAAATTAATATATTGATGTAAAGATATATTATTCTTTTTTAAATACCTTTCTAATTGTATCCGAATAATACCTTTAGCATTCCATAGATTAATAATTGTTTCAGCTTTTAATTGTTGTGTCATTTTTTTAATACTTCTTCTACTTCGTTTTTAAGCTGTATTAAATAATAACAATGCTCAATATCATCCTCTGTTTTACATCCGTCTTTAATCATTTCGTCTATATCATCTCTAATAAAAGACATTTCAAAAACATCTTTGAGCAGTGTTTTTAATTGTTTAATATCTTCTTTTTTTTTCATTTTAGTTTACCTTTCTTTGTTTTTATTTTTGTTAATCCTAAAAGTTTTTCTTGTGATCTGGTTAATTTTTTACCAGAATTTAAACTTTTAAAACTTTCTACTTTCATTATATTTCCACATTTTGTTTTATATACTAACATTAGTTTACCTTTCTTTGTTTTAATAACTCCATGATTTGTTTAATTGTCGTGTTTTTGCTGACAATTATCCCATGCCTTAGACCTAAATATTTCACAATATTAAAGTCTTTGTTTTTACCTTGATATAGTTTCATTTATGCTACCTCACTTTCTTGATTTATTCTTAACCAATTATGTGCGGTTTCATTTAATTTTTCATAAATATTAGAAGCGATAATATCATAAGCATTATCAAAACCCTCAGACAAGCCGTTTTCTGACGGATAACCTAACCAAAGATCATCACAAGCAAGTTGAAGTCTATCATAATTATAGACTGGAATATTGCTATCAACATACTCATGTAAAATATCTTCTGGATGTTGAGCTTTTAATATTTCTTTTTTGTTGTCATTCAATTCAGCAAGTAAATCTTGCTTTAATTGATACATTGTTAGTCTTTTTTCTTGTGTCATTTTATTTTCCTTTCATTGTTTAAACATATCAATACAATATATAATATAATTTGTCAACCCATAAAAAAACCCCTGACAAAATTAATTATCAGGGGTTAAAAGGATATTTGTTATTGTTGAAAACTTATGTAATTTCTAAAATTAATATTCTTAAAATAATCTCTATTACTTTGAGAATACATATACATAAATTCTTCAGGTTTATTTAAACCTTTGCTTTTAGCATTTTCAAAAGCAATTTTGTGATCTCTTTGATACATCACATCACCATCTTTAAATTTTATAAGAGTGTTAAATTTAGTCATTTTGTTTTATCCTTTCTTTGTTGTTTAGTATTGTACTCTAATCAATTCATTTTTATCATTGTAAATAGGCTCACCATCTACAACCCTAAAATATGAAATTGATCTAAAAGAGCTGTGTTTTTTTAGTTCGTTTTTCTTTGGTGTAAATGTAAAATAACCCGTACCAAAGATTGATTTGAAATTAACATATTGAGTATCGTATTTACCTTCTCTGTTAATTCCATAACACTCAAAGTATCTTTGCATTTTACTACCTTTCTATTGTTGTTTGATTATGGTTATATATATAAATTTGATACAAGTCAATACATAAAATAAAAAAAGTTTTAAGTCTAATAAACTTGCAATTCTTTTATTAAGCGAGCCACCGTCATTTCTCACAACAAGAGCAACGGAAAATATAAATAAAATGTTATTAGGTTTGATAACACCGATATATCAGAACTCATATATGAGATATAACAGCTACATTTTACAGATTGCACACCCCCCCTATACCCCAAAAAGCTGTCGCTGTTATATATATATATATTCATGGGACTGTAGGACACCTTTAGACGTAGTCTAAGTTACCTTTAGCCAGACACACATACCCCACCCCGCTAAAACAACCCACACCTTTTCCCCTTTGCCAAGCCTACCTA